GAAGAAAAATCCTTATAAGGTCATGAGAGATAAATGTATGGACTGTGTAGGACAACAGGAATCAGAGGTACGTAAATGTGTCTCCTTTGATTGTCCTCTATGGCCTTACCGTATGGGTACTAATCCTTTTAGAGGTAAGCGTACTCATTGGAAGCACAAGAAAGAAGATGAGCTATGAAACTGTACCTAGTTTGGGGTGATGAACGTCTTATCGGTATCTTCGATGCAAAGGATAAGGCAGAATACTGTATGGAGTATAGTATAAAATACCCAGATGCAGATTGTTTTATTCCAGATCATTGGTACTTCATTCAAGAAATTACTCTTAATGATTTTTATGATAACAATCTACATAGGAGTACAACACTATAACTGAGAAAACAATTGACACTCTAGCTGATGACTTGAATGCATGGCTAGAACACAACACTCATGAATTCAATGAGGAAAACCTAGACAACTTCGCTAACAATCTCAAAGAGATGTTGAAGTCACGCTTTCGTGATTACAACTGGCGACCTAAGATTACCATGTCTAACCTAGGTACCAAGTGTGAGAAGAAACTTTGGCACACGGTTAACGATGACCCATCAGAGGACACAGAGAAGCTCAAAGGAGCTGATGTTCTTAAGTTCCTGTATGGTGACGTCATTGAGGAGTTGATCCTCCTCTTCGCAGCTGAGGCTGGACATAAGGTAGAAGGAGTACAAGATTGGACATCTATTGAAGGAGTCCGTGGCAGACGAGATGCCGTCATTGACGGTACATTGGTGGATGTTAAGTCAACTAATGACCGTGGAATGTACAAGTTTAAGAAGGGACTCACTCATGCTGAAGATCCCTTTGGCTATCTGGTGCAGCTTGACACTTACCTTCACAGTGCTGTCGATGACCCTATCGTAACTGATAAGGAACATGCAGCCTTCCTCGTAGTTGACAAGACACTTGGTCACATCATAGTTGACAAGCATCGTAAGTCACGAAAGGATTACAAGAAGGTAGTCGAACAGAAGCAGGCTATGGTAGCTAAGGATACACCACCTGCTCGTATGTACATGGATAAGCCTGATGGTAAGAGTGGTAACCGTAAGCTAGACACTGAGTGTAAGTACTGTAACCATAAGAAGAAGTGTTGGCCTGGGCTACGCACCTTTATCTACTCCAATGGTCCTACTTACTTGACTAAAGTAGTGAAGACACCAAAGGTACCGGAGGTAACCTGATGGAAAAGCAACGACAACGATTAATGTCTGCTTGCTCAGACAAAGATAACTTCCCTCGAATGAAGAATGAAAGAGTAACTGTTAAGGCTGGTGATATTGACTGGGCTCTAGCTAAGATCGATGAACTAGAACAAGATGTAGAGCAACTGACTGATGATCTACATTTCGAGATGACTAGCTGTAACTAATGGCAGCTAGAGTATACAAGAATACGGTGGTGGTATACAAAGGTATCACCTTCCGTTCTAAGTTGGAGCTGTGGATCTATAAGCAGCTCCAAGGGATGAAGAAGAACAAAGGGTTCGTGGTTGAATACGAGACGGAGAAGATTCCCTACGTCATTCAACGGAACTACATCCCAGATTTCATAATCACCCTCTCCAATGGACACAAGATCTACGTAGAAGCTAAGGGATACTTCGCTCCTGCTGACCGAGCTAAGCTCAAAGCAGTGAAGAAGGCTAACCCTGACATGGACCTACGTATAGTCTTCTCTAAAGATAACAAGCTCAGTAAGAAGAGTAAGACCACCTACTCCCAATGGGCAGAGAAGAATAATATCCCTTGGGCAATCAACAACCCGAAAGCAGAATGGTTTAAGACATAATGGAAGGTTTTACATTGCTGACTATAGTTGTTGGATTCTGTATAGGCTACTATATTGTAGGTCCAATGCTAATAAATTGGGTTGACAAAGACTAGGAGACATACAATAACAAAAACACATCTTATTATCCCTGATTGCCATGCTCACCCTGATCATAACAATGACAGAGCCTTGTGGCTAGGGGAACTAATCGCAGATGTGAAGCCAGATGTAGTCATCAACATTGGTGACCAATGGGACTTCCCTTCCCTCTCGTCATACGACAGGGGGAGGGCTTCTTTCGTAGGACGTACCTATAAGAAAGACTTGGATGCAGGACTAGACTTCCAAGATAAGCTCTGGCATCGCGTTAAGAGACGTAAGAAGAAACAACCTTACAAGATTTTTTGTGAAGGTAACCATGAGGAGAGACAATCTCGAGCCTTAGATGGACAGCCTGAACTAGATGGTATCATCTCCTTCGATGACTTGGATCTCCCGAAGTACTACGATAAGATAGTACGCTATAAAGGGAGAACCCCTGGAATTGTACACGTTGATGGTATTGCTTATGCTCATTTTCTGGTATCGGGTGTGGCAGGCAGGCCCATAAGTGGAGAACATCAAGCCACTTCCTTGCTCACTAAGCAATTCAGTTCTTGCACAGTAGGACATACGCATACACGAGACTTCTCTGAGCGTACCCGTGCTGATGGTAAGAAGATTCTTGGCCTTGTCTGTGGTGTGTATCAAGATTATGATGCCTCCTGGGCTGGTGCCTGTAACGACCTGTGGTGGCGTGGGTGTGTTATTAAGCGTAGTGTTGAAGATGGTATCTACGATCCTCAGTTCGTCTCGTTAGAGACATTAAGGAGAGAGTATGGATAAAAAACGAAAAGTAGTTATAGATAATCCCGGTAGTGCTCCTTGTGATTGTTACATTATAGATGAATGGGATAACAACTATCATATGAGTTGTTACTGTGGTAACCGTGATGATGCTGAGGAAATGGCATGGTGGTGTACTACCAAAGAATTGTGGGATAAAGGAGAACCATTTGATGGATAAAAGATTCTTGGTTTTTACTGATGACTACTATTATCCTTATGGTGGTATAGAAGATTTAAATAGTGTTTATGACACACTGGAAGAAGCTCTTTCATTTGTGGAAAGTCATCCAAGCTCTTTAGATTGGTGGCATATCTATGATAGAGTGGAAGGAAAAATTGTTAAGGAGTTTAAGTGTTAATGGATGTTGAATACATCGACCACATGGGTGATGACCTAACGGTTGTTAACTCAGCTCGTGTTTCCTTTGATAAGGAGAGTGATTGGGAATGGCAAAGCAGTGATGGCCTTGGTTACCCCCTTGAAGGATATCTTTCTAAAGAAGATGAACGTCTTATCAATTACCTAGCCTCTCATAACCACTGGACTCCCTTCTCTCACTGTACTATCACCCTTCGTGAGACAGTACCTATCTTTGTAGCACGTGAACGATTCAGACACACAGTAGGATTTACGTACAATGAAGTATCAAGACGGTATGTGGAAGACTCCCCAGTCTACCATCTACCCAAAGAGTGGCGTAAGAGGCCGCCCTCCAGCATCAAGCAAGGAAGTAGTGAAGAGGTTCTTGATGGAGACGACATGGCCCGTGCTTATTCCATCTATGATTCTGTTACTGATACTTGTAACGCTGCTTATAGCGAGTTACTTGGACTAGGTGTTGCACCTGAGCAGGCACGTATGCTCCTGCCTCAGAACATGATGACATCCTACTATGTCACAGGTAGCCTTGCTGCTTTTGCTAGGGCCTACATGCTACGTAGTGACAGTAATGCACAAAAGGAGATCCAAGACGTAGCACTCAAGTGGAATGAAACTATTAAGGAGCTGTTCCCACACAGTTGGGCAGCACTTACTAACTCAAGGGACTATTCATGAGTCTATACCAAGTTCTCTCAGGTTATTTCACAGCTGGTGTAGAAGTAAATGATGGTAAGATTACTTTTGCTGCTCCTATTCTAGGATGGGCTACTGGTAAAGAGATTACTTGGTTCAAACAATACTGTCGCCATAAGAAATGGACAATAAGGAAACTACTATGAAGAAACTAATTACAATGGCTACTGCCTTGCTGCTTGCAGGGTGTGTGCACTTCAAAACTAATGAAGCTAAAGCCTTGGAACCTGAGATTACACCTGCTGTGTCAGCTTGTATTGCTAAGGTTGCTCAAGAACAGATGAAAGTTAACAATGTTGGAGCAAAGGTTGTTCCACTACGTGAAAAGAAAGCTGAACTAATCATTGAAAAGATTCAGGAATACCTCCTGAAGATCAATAAGAATATAGTTCACGCTAAAATCCATGCTAAGATGACTGCTGGTCAGTACTTCATGGCATTCAATACTAGTGAGTACCGAGGTGTTCATTGGCTTCATGTGTTCCGAACAGAAGGTGATGAATGTAAGATGACTGTCTTGGTTTACAACAGAGATAAGGTGTTTGGTCTTGACAACTAAGTCTAGTAGTAATCCAATGTTCAGGTCTCAGCTCAGTGAGACAATCTTTAACGAGAAGTATAGACATGCAGGGTGTGAGACGTGGGCTGAGCTAGCGTCTACTATGGTTAAGGATGTGTGTGGTGAACTACTTACTAAGGATGAGCAAGCCACACTCATTCAGTATATCACTGACATGAAGTTTATTCCAGGAGGAAGGTATCTCTACTACGCGGGAAGAGCCCTTAAATTCTTCAATAACTGCTATCTCCTTAAATCTGAGGAAGATAGCCGACAAGACTGGGCGTATACGAGTTGGAAAGCTGAGTCCTGTTTGTCAACAGGAGGTGGTATTGGCAACGATTACAGCATCTATCGTCCGGAAGGTGCACGACTTGGAAGAACAGGTGGAGTTGCTAGCGGACCTATCCCAAAGATCCAGATGATCAATGAGATTGGTCGATCTATCATGCAAGGAGGTGGACGTAGGAGCGCTATCTACGCCTCTCTTAACTGGAAGCATGGAGACGCCAAGACATTCCTTTACGCTAAGGACTGGGACGCTATGGAGGTCTCAGGTACCAATGGGCTATCTATTGGTGACTTGAAGAGAGCTGACTTCAACTATCATGCACCTCTTGACATGACTAACATCTCTCTTAACTACGATACGGAGTGGCTAAATGACTATTACTCCACAGGAGATCCGGGAGAGACATTTAAGGCTAATGTTCGACAAGCATTACGCACAGGAGAACCGGGGTTTTCTTTTAACTTCTTTGATAAAGAATCCGAAACACTTCGTAATGCCTGTACTGAAGTTACTAGTTCTGATGACAGTGATGTGTGTAATCTGGGCTCTGTTAATTTGTCTAGGATTGATAGTATTAATGAACTTAGTGATGTAGTTTTTCTTGCTACTAAATTTCTCTTATGTGGTACTCTCATTGCAGACGTTCCTTATGGTAAGGTGAAAGATGTACGAGAAAAGAACCGACGTCTTGGCCTTGGACTAATGGGAATACACGAATGGTTGATTCAGAGAGGATACAAGTATGAAGTCACAGACGAACTTCATCAATGGTTGTCAGTATATCGAGGCATCAGTGACTCATCTAGTAAGCAATTTGCAGAGGTACTTGGAATATCGACCCCTGTCGCAAACAGAGCGATCGCTCCTACGGGAACAATTGGAATGCTTGCAGGTACTACAACAGGAATTGAGCCAGTGTATGCAGTTGCGTACAAACGCAGATATCTCACTGAGGGTAAGAGATGGAAGTATCAATATGCAGTCGACTCAATCAGTCAATTACTCATTGAACAATACGACACAGATCCCGAGTCAATTGAGTCTGCCGTTGATCTCGCACAAGACTACGAACGAAGGATAAAGTTTCAAGCAAGGGTACAGGACTATGTGGACATGGCTATTAGTAGTACTATTAATCTACCTGCTTGGGGTACTGATGATAATAATGAAGATATGGTCGGATTATTCTCTTCCACTTTGGCCTCTTATGCTTCTAAGCTCAGGGGTTTTACTTGTTATCCTGATGGTTCTAGGGGAGGCCAACCTCTCACTTCAGTTCCCTATGCTACAGCAGTGAAACAACTTGGTGAAGAGTTTGATGAACACTTGGAATACACAGATGTGTGTGATGGAGGAGTATGTGGAATATGAAACGTAAACTAGATTTTGATCTACCTAAGGGTCAGGCTACTGAGTCTGAGATCCTTGTATATATCATGGAAGAAGCTTCAGAGGTGGCTCACGCTGCCTCTAAGTGCCTTCGCTTTGGTATGCATAAGAAACGCCGAGGATGTAACACTCCATATGAAAACTTGATAGATGAATTTCATGATTTGTCAGAACAGTTTGATAGACTCTACTTAGTTTTCATGTCTAATCAAAAAGATGAGTTTGGTAATACTAAACGAGATCAGAGTAAATATCCACTAGCAGCACATGGAGACCATAGTTAATGAGTGATGAGAAAGATCCACATGGTTTGGACTCTGACACACCTGGAGCTAAGCTAGATGATGGTAAGCCTGAGTTGGTAAAGTACTTCATCTCTATATTCCCTAATGCTATGGAAGAGGTAGCTAGGGTTAGTAAATTCGGAGCTGATAAGTACGTATACGGAGGCTGGATGCATGTTCAAGATGGTCAAGAAAGGTATGATGAAGCTCTTGTTCGTCACATTACCAAACGTGCTAAAGGAGAGTTCTATGATGAGGACTCGGGCTTGGGCCATGATACTCATGAAGCGTGGAATGCACTAGCTAAACTAGAACTACGTCTCATGGATGACATCAAGATTGATGATGTAATTGATGAGGAGTTGTATGGATACGAATGGTGAGCAGAGAGGACTACCGTGTCCCTCTAGTTCTTGCTCTAGTAGCGATGCCTATGTTATCTATCCTGATGGGCATGGGTTTTGCTTCTCTTGCAAGACAAGAGTTCCTTCAAAGGCTGAACAAAGAATGTCACATAGTGATAACGTCAACGAAACATCAAAACAATTTCTTCCCTATCGAGGGATATCCGAATCTGTCGTGCGGAAATACGGAATTACTTCAGAAGTGGATGACTCAGGACGTCTTATCAAAGTGCATTTTCCTTATGGAACCGGATCTAAGACCAGAGAGGTAAAGCCTGATGGAGAGAAAGATCGATTCTACAGCCAAGGTCTCAAAGGGGATGAGGGCGCACCCCTCTTTGGTATGGATAAGTTTGCACCGGGCAGCAGTAAATACGTCACTATTACTGAAGGTGAGATCGATGCAGCCTCGGCCTATCAGATGCTCGGTAACTACGCAGTTGTGTCAGTACGTTCCGCTAGCAGTGCAAAGAAAGATTGTATTAAGGCTCTTGATTATCTTAATACCTTTGACCGTATCTATCTCTCTTTCGATAATGACGAACCTGGACAAACAGCTGTTGCACAGGTAGCTTCCCTCTTTGACTTCAATAAAGTCTACCATGTTAAACATACCCTGAAGGATGCAAACGATTACCTACAAGAGGGTAAACAAAAAGAATATAAAGCCACATGGTTTGCTGCTTCACGGTTCTTACCCTCCGATATCCTCTCTGGTGATGAATCGTTTCTTGAAGTATTAGAAGGAGAGGATGGAGAAGTAATCGGTACTTGGCCCTTTGCTTCTCTACAAAAGATGACTTATGGATTCAGGGCAGGAGAATGTATCCTACTCACAGCCTTGGAAGGCATAGGTAAGACTGAGGTAGTACGAGCAGTAGAGCACCACATTCTCACCACTACTGACCATAACATTGGTATCATCCATTTGGAGGAAGGCAAGAAGAGACTACTTGAAGGTCTAGCTGGATACCACCTGAGTGAACCAATCCATTTGCCTGAGTGTAAGAAGGAACCAAAGGAGGTATTAGATGCGCTTAAGGAAGCCTACGGTTCTACAGACCGCCTACATGTATATAGTCACTTCGGTTCTGATGATCCTGATACTATTCTTGATCGGATTAGATTCATGGTATCCGCTTGTGGTTGTAAGTTTGTGTTTCTTGATCATATCACAATGGCGGTTACGGGACTCAAAGAAGATGATGAAAGGAAAATCCTAGACTACCTCTCTACTGCCTTGAATACCATGGTGAAAGACCTTGACTTCACCCTTATCCTTGTCTCTCATGTCAATGACAGTGATCAAACACGAGGGAGTAGGAATATCTCTAAGGTAGCACACACTCACGTACACCTAACAAGAGATAAGGAAGGAGATGACACAACTAGACGTAACATTACAGAACTAATGGTAAAGAAGAATCGTTATGGTGCACAGACAGGACCTGGAGGTAATCTTTACTTTGACCCAATGACCTTTAAACTACAGGAACTAGGAGGACCAGTTTGAAATTCCGTATGGCTACTCCAGAAGAAATGGAATACTTCGAATATTATATAAGTAAAGCTAATGAGATGGAGTGGGGTTGGAAAAAGAACCCAGCTTTACGTATTCCAGGTAAACTAGAACCACCTAAGGTTGTACAAGAACAAGAAGAAGTTTCCTATCTCCCTCCTAAACATGTTGTCCTTAAGATGCATCTCCTTCAATTTCCTGATAGTTATTTCTACTACTGTTTGTGTTTCAACAATATGATACTTGACTACAAGAAGAAAGTCTAGACAAAAAGAAACCCCCTTCGGATCACTCCTTAGGGGGTTTCTTATTGCCCCTAGTGGGGTCTTAGACGTGGATGACTAGAGCAGAGCCACTAACTAACCGTCATCTTTAGTATTCTCTGCGTCTTCTAAGGTAACGCCTGGAGCACCTGCAAAGGACAGGGCTGCACGGACATCATTAGGATCAGAGAACCTACGCTCTAGTATTGTGACTGCTTGGTTAAGCTTCTCAATAGCTGGACGTAAGACGCGTATCTTGTTACCTCCAGGCACATTGAAAGTAGCAGCAGAGTTAAAGGGAGAAGTATCAGTACCCCCTAGTCTCTTACTCAAGCTGAACCTATTAGTCTTCTCGTTGTACTTTATGTCACCATCTTGTGCAACAGACTTAATCTCATTCACTAGCTTTCTACCTATCACACTCTGGAAGGTAAGAGAAGCCCAGTTGAGTTGTCTCTGTTTGACTTCAGGATCAGTTGCTTTATCAGCAGCAGCAATAGACTCATTTGACAGGAGCTTATTGTAGATCTGTAATTGACTGTCATCACTTAAAGATGACATGATGTTCTCAGATCCTGTGGCGTACAAGGTTTTAGAGAGGTTACCTACCACCTCTTCTGGAGCTTTAGGGAAAGAGAAGGCATCTGCTGTCTTGTTGATGTACCTCTTGATTCCTCTTGGGCCTACCCCCTTAGTTCTCATGCCTTGGATATCTCTGTGAGCACTCTCACTCTGACCTGATGCAGCCTTGAGTGTGGTTGCTCTACGGATTATGTTGATTGTATTGCTTAAGGATTCCTGTGATCCATCTTGAGCAAGAAGGAAGTTGAAGAGTGGACCCGTTAGGATCTCCTTCATAGCTGATACGTTTAGTAGTCCTGGCTCTTCTTCGAAGATCCTCAGCTGTTCTTCATTACCCATGGCATCTAGGATATCAGAAGCCCAAGTAGAGATACCTGAGTCTTTGTTGAAGATTGCATCCTGTAATGGCTTGAGAATATTCTCTGGGATAGCCTTGATGTCTGATCTCTCACTTTCACTTAGGCGTGATCCCCACACTAACCCACCACGGTTCTTATTAAGAGTCTGATCTGCTACTGCTGTCATCTGTACGGACAGCTTAGTAAACATTGCTCTGATCTGTTGTTCTTCTTCAGCAGTAGGTGGACGTTTAGCCTCAGCTAGTTCAGTAATCTTAGCCTTAAGCTGTGGTACTGTGATACCTCCATCAGTCTCTGCTCCTACAGAAGAGAGAATGGGAGCAAGAGAGGCATAGACTTCACCTCTAGCAGCAGACTTAATCTGATCTGTGCGTAGATCCCCTTCCTTATCCATGACTGTTAGCTCTTTACTGCGTAGGTCCAGCTTAGCATCAATAGAAGCTCTGTTAGCCACTGCGACCTGGAGCTTATCTAGACCTAGATCAGGACGTTGAGTGAATAGTTTCACTACATCGTTGTATCCTGCCTTAGCAGCAGCAGTGAGAAGAGAGTTACGTTGTTTGTCTCCTGTGGACGATGCACTTTGAGCAGCCTTAAGCTCCTGAGCCAAGGCACTACGCAATGCATTAGCAGGTACCCTACCTGTAAGTGAAGAGACATGACGATCAATCTCATCCCTATGACCAGGGAAACGAGACCTCATAGTACGAGCAATGTCATCCATACGAGCCCAGTAGTTAGATTCTCGTATCTTCCCTTGTTTAAATGCTCTAGCTAGATTGGTACTACGGTTAAAGTCTGCCCTAAGATTCTCTGGAACCTTCCTTAGGTCCCCTTGGGCTCCTGGTTCTTCCTGTATAACACCACTAGCAGCAATGAAGTCGTCTCTTGTTTGATCTACTTCCCTTGTGAGATCCTTCTTGATCTCCATGTTGATGCCTAGGTTGATTGCATCAGTAGCATTCTCGATGAACTGAGCTCCACCTGCAAATAGTTCACCCAATGACGTGTCTGCTTGAGCCTCACCTGCCCTAACACCCCTTGATGCACGGGTACTATCAGGATTGTTATCCCTAAGCTTTATATTAAAGTCAGCCATGGCTACCGATTCCTCTTGTTGTCGTCAATTTGTTTCTTAATGATGTTACGGTTGATGATCTTCTCTCGGAATTTCTGACCAACCTTATCAACCAAGTCACCTTGTCCATCTAGGGCTGAGCTAAGTAGCCCTGAGTATTCGTTAGGTAGGAAACCACCACCAATAGCGTGAGTACGTGCTCTCTTGAAGAACTTAATAGCATCTTCAGGTGAGTCAGCCCTCAATCCTCTACGTATTTCTCTGATGTAGTCCTTACGTGTCTCATTCTGTAAGTCTTTCAACTCTTTCAAGGACTCTAGCTTAAGGAATGCATCACTAGTTTCCTGTCTCTGCAATCCAAACATAGCTTGAAAAATACCTTCGTCAACACCAACGTTCTTTCCTAGTAGTGTTTCATTACGGGAGATATAAATACCGTAGTTAACAGCATACCAAGCTTTACGAGCCTGATTAATTGAACTGATATTACTAAGAGGATCAGCAAAATCATGAACTGAGATAGGATAGGTGTTATCTGTATCGTCTAAGGTAGCAGTAAGAGCCTTCAAGAGTGGCTCCATGGTACCTACAGTATCCTGCAAGACTGAACCAGAGACACCAAACAAGGTTTCAAGTACAGTTGCATCACCTGACCACCAATCTTTCAAAGTAGACAAACCACCTGGGCCATAACGCTCACCGAAGTTGAACTCCTGTCCAGTTAAGGTAGACAAACCAAGAGCAGGGAGACCTTCCATGAAGCCTTCCCAGACATCGTCACTTAAGTCTACATCTCTCTCCAATAACCCTTGTCTAATCTCCTCCCAGAAGGGCCATAGAGCCCCTACAGTAGTGCCTGTTATCCCGATGGGTACTCCATACATCATAGAGTGAACACCCATGCTCCTGATAGCCTCTGCCTGTGTGAGTCTACCTTTACCAAACACACCAGGAAATATCTGTTCTCCTAGTCTAGCCTGATAGGACCAGAACTGAGTAGGAATGGAGGCAATACCTGTAGACCAAGCAGCGTTAGACTTCTGTGTCATGTTGACTGTCATGAGATCAGCCCTGGACATGATCTGTCTTTCAGCAGCAGCATCCAGGCTAGCCAAGGGGTTAGCCTTACGCCAATCCAAGTAAGCTGTATGCCAAGCAGTGAGCCTAGTCACCCTCTCCCCTTCATTGAAGAAGAAGGATGTCTTGTCTAGGAACACGCCAGCTTTAGTACGGGTGAGGTTAGGGTTGAGCATATCACTCTTCCATGCTACCTCTTGTCCCACATCAAAGAAGCCACTACGCATAAGAGCTTCGTGGGACTCCTTGAAGTGTTCAGCCTTGTAGTCACTGATAGCAGCAACACGTCTAGCTGCATCGTCTAGCATCTGAGGCTGTGCTGTCATGTTCAGCATACGGGAGTACCAGTAGGCAGGCATGGCAGACATAGCATTTCTCGGGGATAATCCAATGATATGCGTAAATGTCTGTGCCTGTAACCAGAACTGCACTGGGTTCATGAAGCCTAACTTCATGTGGAATGCAGCAGCCCTGAAGTAACTCCCTGGGTCCTTGATGAAACCCATTAAAGCAGGGTTAACTGAGGCTTGATCACTACCTGTCTTACCTAGGGAGACATTTAGTCTCTCCATAGTCTGTTGCTGTAGCCAAGAAACAGTCTTACTCACCTCATTTTCTTGACCTACTAGCTGTAGTAGGGCTCTACGTGCATTCTTAGCAGCACTGATAGCAAGAGTGTTGTCTGTATTCTCTATGTACTTAGGGTTGCTAATAGCAGCTACAGGGTTACGTCGTAGCTCTTCCTTCGGGATGTCGAGGATGTCCCCGAACTGTGCAGCCCAATGCTCCGTGCTTTTGATCTGCATGTCTGAGAGAATACGGGTGCGAAGAAGAGAAGAC